GCACACCTTCACAGGTGTGTATAGGGTTGCCCGCCCCTACAATAAATTGTATTCGGGTCCCGAGTACTTATACATAGTACACAAAAGGCCTGGACTTATCTTAATTGATAAGGTTACTCATAAGTCTTCTATTCGTCTATTAAACGGATATACGATTCATCTACTTCCGTAGAATCCTCTGTAACTATATGTAGGTCAACAAGTTGACAAGGACCAGGTTTATTCCACATATCTAGTTGACGAGAAACATCTTTAAGAATGTTTTCGTAAGCTTGGATTGGATCAATCTGATTATTACCTACCCAACCTGATATAAATGAGGTACCTTCCGGTACTTTCATACACTCAAGAATCAAATCTCTGAGTTTGATGAGATCAAGCATAGCTTCATCCCATTCTTCATCACGGTCAGGTAAGTCCATTTCCTCTCTCATTTCTTCGAGAGGGTCTTCGACATTCATATATGCATACCAGGCAGGAGACACTCTGATCAAGAGTGCCGAACTAGTATATCTTATCAAAAAGAATATAATAGTACGTAAAGAGGCGCCTTCCCAAACTACAATATCGTAGATTAAGCGGCGTAGCCCTCCCCCATGTCCCAGCCCAAAAGTGGCAAAGCCATTTTTAGATTCTAAGAGGCTATATCGGAAACAATTGTTTTCAAAATATAGCTTATCTTCCAGCCATTTGGTGTATGTACTACTACGGTCTTCGATGTGTCGGATCATAAATGATCCAAGCACGATCTCTCGTAGATTAGTAAAATACCATGGTACTAGTGAACGTAACCATAATTCGAGGCTCTCGCCTGATGAGTGGGTACTACAAGTACTAAGGCCTGATGGTCCTAGGATCATCAATATAAATATTAGTCTTAATCTGTCTGAAGCTTTACGCTTTAAGAACGGCATTAATCCTAATATATCTCTTACGCTAGATAAGGAAAGAAAGTAACCTTTCTCCCTCATTTCCATAAGTAATGACGGTAGATATTTATAGTTTCTTACTGTAACCAAGATATTACCTGCACCTAGAGGAGTAAAATCCCCTAGAGAGTAGTGTATCCATCTTTTGGCAAACTCAGCGACCGACCCTTGATGAGATTTCACAAGGTTTACGTCGACACCGAGCACTTCCATGATTGCAAGGTAGGCTTTCGCCACCGCATCATCGGCAATAACTATGTCATCACCTAGCACTGCATAATTTGTAAATATGCATTTACAACCACTTCTGGAAGCCGCAATTTGGACTATTAAATGGTGGGTAAGAGCTAACATACCAAAGGAACTGTAACATCCCATTGGCTGCCCTACAGAATATCTAATTGGTGAATCATTTAAGTGCCAAGGTCTATCTAAGATAGCCCGCCACAAATCACCTCTAACACCTAAAGTGTTGAGGATTTGGACTTGCAATTGAACAGGTAACCTGTCAGTTGCTGCACTTAAATCAAAAGAGTAAAGCACGTGCGACGCACGATTTAAATCGAGAAGCCGTTGTAATGGTTTCACCTGGTTAAAGGTTCCGTCCATCGGCAGTCCTTTAAGGACTGCAGCTATAGCATTATGTAAAGGATGAAACACAACTTGTGTCCACCAATCTGTAATGGCTATAATACGAACTTTTCCTCGTGCCTCGTTTAGTTTAACTAAACGTCCCAAATATAAAGGGAAACTCTCCGAAATTACCATGATAGGTAAAAGGGCCATTCCAAGTAGTATCAATCCGAAATGCCAAATGGCGACCATATAGTATCTATTAGAAATACAATATCTTACCCAGTTATACCACACTCGTGGATAACGGATATAGGCTATTGCATCCAATGGAGCACCATATGTAGCTTTTGCATAATTAGGTCCAGCAGACTCAGATATCGTATTGATATCTGGCTGTTGTAATCTTAATGATTTCAACCCTAATGAGTGCACAGCAAGATCTATCTCATATTGAGGTAGAGTACAACTAGTCCCTTTAAAAGGATCAGTTATAGTACCCAGTTTTACAACTGGTCTGGCACCCATTACTCGGTAGATTGATAGAACTGTTAATACAGCTCTGATAACTAATTTCCCTTCACCAGAGTCACGTAGCTTTCCAGCTATCATGGACTTTCTGATGATTAAAGGAATTAGTTTGGGTAAACCTTTCCCAGTAATGGCTATGAAGATCGAAGATCTAACATAGTTTTCATTACCAAGCCAACATATAATAGCACGCGATACTTCAGCAAGATACTGAACTAACCACGTGGATCCATTATGTTTCCATAATGTTTGGACTCTATTACACATTGGTAGGAAACCTTGTTTCCACATATGTGATAGACCCATGAGCCAGACTGGAACTCTAAAGAAAAGTAAGACCTCTTGAGGTCGAACCCATCTTTTTAGTTCCATTTTGAAACCGGCATTATTCATGAAGTTGTTTGTCACAATTTTATAATAATGTTTGGTTATCAATAAGTCGCACTCATGTCCTCAAAGGTTAGGGTGTGAGCCTTCTTCAAAGGGCTTCGCCGGTTGGAAAAGCTATTAGGTCATGCTAGTTATTGATGATGCCATCTCAGCATCATTAGTTCCGCCACAGTAGTTAACCATTCTACCGCTGATTACCGATCGGTTATATATAACCGGAAAGTAATAGGCTTATGGAGTCTGGAACAGGTACCACCAATCCTTATGATTAGCGTTACGGCCCTTTAGGG